GAGTTGCCACATTCCAAGTGGATGGCGCAGTACATGCAAGACCCGACGAGTGAAGCGTCGGCGATTATCAAGCGTGAGTGGTGGAGGGTTTGGGAGGATGAAAATCCCCCTCAATGTGAGTTTGTGCTCATGTCGTGGGACACGGCATTTGAGAAGAACAATCGTGCGGACTACTCGGCTTGCACCACTTGGGGGGTATTTTATTTGGATGACGATGGGAGTGATTGGGAAGTTAGTAAAGCGGAACGTGGGAAGCCGCAGGCTAATATCATCCTCCTAAACGCATTCCGTGACCGGATGGAGTTCCCCGAGTTAAAGCGGGTAGTAGTCAGTCAATATAAGGACTGGGAGCCTGATGGGGTAATTATTGAAAAGAAAGCGTCCGGTGCCCCGCTTATTTACGAGCTTCGTTCGATGGGTATTCCTGTACAGGAGTTCACGCCGACTAAGGGTAACGACAAGATTTCCCGACTTAACGCTGTATCCGATATTTTTGCTTCTGGTAGAGTATGGGTGCCGGAGACGCGGTGGGCAGAGGAAGTGATAGAGGAAGTGGCGAGTTTTCCTGCTGGCGACCACGACGACTACGTTGACTCGGTGTCTATGGCGATGATGCGGTTTCGTCAGGGCGGGTATATCCGCACGACGTTGGACGAGCCGGATGAAGAGATTTCCCTGCGGTATCGCAACCCTAACCGCAAACCGTATTATTAAGAGGAACGACAGATGGGCGACGAAGAGATGCAGATTGAAGTCGAAGTAATTGACGACGGTTCCACCCTGCCGGGAGAAGACAACACCCCGCCGTCCGGTGCCGAGTTTGCCCTTGCGGAGCTTCTTGGGGAACCCATCGAGGATGAAGACTCGCCGGAAGTTGAGGAGTTTTACAAGAACCTTGCCGAGGACATGGACGAGGGGACGTTGAACTCCATTGCCGGCGACTTGTTGGAAGCGTTCGACGGCGACACTGCTTCGCGCAAAGACTGGTTACAGACTTATATTGACGGGTTGGAGTTGTTGGGATTGCGGATCGAGCAGCGCACTGAGCCGTGGAGTGGTGCGTGCGGCGTGTTTCACCCGCTTCTTTCAGAAGCCCTCGTTAAGTTCCAAGCCGAAACCATCATGGAGACCTTCCCGCCGAGTGGGCCGGTGAAGACGACCATCATTGGTAAGGAGACGCCGGAGAAAAAGCAGGCGTCGGTCAACGTAGCGGCGGATATGAACTTCCAGTTGACGGAGGTCATGACTGAGTACCGGCCCGAGCATGAGCGGATGTTGTGGGGCTTGGGGCTAAGTGGTAATGCGTTCAAGAAAGTGTATTACGACCCGGCGCTAGAGCGGCAGATTTCTCTGTACGTTCCTGCGGAAGACCTTGTGGTGCCCTACGGCGCTTCCAACCTCGACAGTGCGGAACGTGTAACTCACGTTATGCGGAAATCCAAGAATGAGGTCATCAAGCTGCAAGCCAGTGGGTTTTACCGTGACGTTGACCTTGGTGAGCCGACGCGGGGCAACCTTGATGAGGTAGAGAAGAAGATTGCGGAGAACATGGGCTTCAGTGCCACGAGCGACGAGCGGTTCAAGATTTTAGAAGTGCATGTGGATTTGGATTTGTCGGAATACGACGAGAAAGACCCCGAGGCCGACAGCGATGAGATGGAGATGGGCGGTATTGCGCTGCCTTACGTCGTGACCATTGAGAAGTCCACCCAAACTGTCCTAGCAATCTATCGTAACTGGGCACCTGACGATGAGAAAAAAACTTAAGCGAGAACACTTCGTTCATTATCCCTATATTCCCGGCTTCGGGTTTTATGCGTTCGGTCTTGTGCATCTGTTGGGTAGTTTTGCTAAATCAGGTACTTCTCTTATTCGTCAACTCGTAGACGCGGGCACACTGTCCAACCTACCGGGTGGGTTCAAGACGCGAGGGATGAGGATTAAGGGGGACGACACGCCCATTTCCCCCGGTGAGTTCCGTGATGTTGATGTGGCCTCTGGCACCATCAAAGACAACATTATGACGTTGCCGTACAAGGAGCCTAGCCAAGTCCTCTTCACTTTGATGCAGAATATTGTGGATGAGGGGCGCAAGTTCGCCAGCACCACCGACCTCAACGCCTCGGATATGTCCGCACAGTCTCCGGTAGGCACCACGTTGGCTATTCTTGAGCGCAGTCTGAAAGTCATGTCGAGCGTCCACAGTCGCGTGCATTACGCGATGAAGAGGGAGTTGCGCCTTCTTGCCGCCATTATTCGCGACTTCACTCCTGACGAGTACGACTACGAGCCGGAAGAGGGTGGTAGGAAG